TGTCGAGTCTACAAATTCGCATTGTGAATGGATACGGCTGCCCTTGTCGGCCGCACGCCTCATCACATGGTCGGGAACGCCTTTGTACTTGTCGGGAAACAACTGCCGGCTGATCATACCGGTAATTCCCCGGAGCTGTTTCTCTCCAAGAAAATAGGTGTGGTTCTCTTCATTGAAAACCACAGGGGACTTTACTAATTTTATCATTTCTTTTCAGGATATTTTTTGCCCATTTCAATACAGGCGTTACGAAACTCGTTATTGTTCTGCATGACTGTGTATCTTTTCCAGACAGACAGGACCTGCGCCCGTGACTTGCAGGCATTCATCTCATCAACTGCCTGTTTCAGTTGCGCACCGGTAAAAGCGGCAGGAGTCTGTGCCGGATTTTTAGGCACGGTTCTGGCAGGTGCCTGTTCTTTCACTTTCTCTTTCACTTCACTGAAAACATATCTTACGTCACCTCTGCCGTCAACAATCACCAGTTTGGAGATTTCACGCTGCTGGTTGTATTCAATCGACTGTACGTTGAACTTGGCATTTGTTCCAAAACTCTTGGAGCCATTGTAGCCGGTTTTTTCATATACTTCCGAGGAATCCAACGTTATCCAGATGAAGGGAGCCGTGTAAAGCTCACGACCGATTCCCCAGTTGAAAGCGGCGCGTTTGAAGGCATCGGACGCCTGTCCTTTCTCCTTCTCGGTATTGGACTCCGTACCCACATCCTGTTTGTTTACCCATACGCCTTTATCAGCGTCCCAGACAGATATCGTGCAGAACAGGTTTCCGTTTATCAGTTCGTGGCTACGCTGCCAGTTGTTTGGACCATAGACCTCATCCAGCATACGCATATCAACACGGGCATCTTTATAGAGCAGGAGGGAACAGCCGTTCTGCTTCATCGTGCCGACTCTGCATTCAATCTCGGAAGCCAATAATGTTCTGATTTGACTTCCTTGTGCTTTTTCTTCTTTTTTAGCAGCCATAATTTAAATTTATTGGTTTGACTTTTAGTTGTTTACATCTATAAAGTTATCTTTTATTAACAAGTTTGGCAAACAGAATCTTCGCCATTTTATCGCCATTTTCCCAAAGAATTAGGAGAATGGAAAAGCCAAAGAATACAATTTTACTCTCCAGCTTCCCGTTCCTGATGATGAACTTGGATAGCAGCCCCGAAGAGGGATTCTTTGGGGTATATAATACAATCAGCCAATATGCTGATACAATTTATAATTCTAATAGCATGTTTGTAGACCGGTAAAAAGGTGCACTATCTTCACAGACCATGCACCGAAATCACAAACATAAAATAAATGCGACAAAACTACTAGTCAGGCCTTCACAGGTTCATGGTGGAGAAACCCGGATTCGAACCGGGATGAGTTGCCAGGTCCGCCACATCCAAGGTTGGCCTTCCTGTCATCTAATGGTGCGTCTGCCTATTCAGCCATTTCTCCGTTTTGCCACCGTACCGTTGTACGGTGGGCTTTTCTCATCTTAATCTATTATTATGAAAAATACAATTATCCTCACGGACGTCACGCATGAGGGTATCGAACCCTCCCCGACGAAGATCAGTCTTCCGAACTCTTGGGAAACCCGGTTGTTTTATGCGTGTTATAGCCACCCCATCCCGTGAGGTGGCCCACATTAAGTTTCATTTATGTGATTCGAAATTCACCCTCACGGGCTTTGTTCCCGGATAGTCGGTCAGGACACACCGGGATAAATGAAGATATAGAATATAACATATAAAAGAGGGCTTCCACCTCACGCTGTCCTTTCCAGCGGCTTTGGGTTAAATTATTATCCAACAAATTGTTCTCTGCTTCACTGCCTTGAAGTCTCTAACATGGCTACGTTTATACGGGTAGGTACGGCTCCCGCTCTTCAGGTAAAAATATGCAATTGCATCGTGGACGATACGGGACTTGAACCCGCGACCCTCAGCTTGGGAAGCTGATGCTCTGCCTCTGAGCTAATCGTCCATGCGCCCGGACACTTCCGGGCTTGATTAATTAGTATTCAATATGATTGAAAGGTTCACCCTCACGGGCTACTGGTGCGGACGGGCGGACTCGAACCGCCGACCTCACGGAAAACCATGCGCTCTGCCTGACTGAGCTACATCCGCTTTGCCCGGACGCTTCCGGGCTGATAACAAGCAACCAGGATCAATCCTCACGGATCAACTTCTTTATATACCTGACCATATAACCGGGCATCATTCTTTCCCAAAGGAAAGCTGTACATATTGAATATACCAGCCCGATCACATTCAGATAAGTTATATGACCTTCATTATCCAGAGTGAAAGTCATCAGAGTGGGAACAGCCAGCAGGCTGATCCACATAATGAATAGTATTTTTTTCATTCTTGTTTCTTTTTTCCGGTTTTTCCAGTCTTTCTCATATTCCTGCAATGCATCAGCACTTGTGCGGCATTGCAGAACCATTTTCCGTTCTGCGAGTTTCTCGGCTTGACAGCCTCTATCTTGCCTGATTCGATCAGACGTTCCAGTTTTTTCTTTCCGCCTACTATTGCGGCTGCCTTTGTCTGTCCGAAATATTCTCCGGACATCACACGCATGATGTTATCCAGAAGGATATCAGCGGTATTGTCCATAAGCATAGTTGTCCTTACCTTGTTGTTGCATAGAAAAATCATATCACTGGGTTCTGGTTACTGTCACCGTTTTCTTTTCGATATTGGTTTTCGCGGACCATTTGTATCCGTTCGCACGTTCCACAGCCAGATTGGCACCATAAATCGTGCTGCCGATTGATCTGGCCTGACTTAAAGGGAATACCTCACATTCACCGACCGCCATTTTGCGGAGTGTCGGAACGATTTCTTTTTTTTCTGTTGTTTCTGTCATGATTGAAAAAAATTATAGTAATAGTTCTCCCGAGCCGATTCGGTCGGCGGCATCACGCCTTTTTCGGGAGATTTACTTAACTTTGTGGTGTCTAATCAAAAAATTAAGTGGTTGTGGAAAAATACCTGGAACTGGTCGAACATTATTCTTTGGGTTTATATTCAATTAGAATAACTCAGGTTCCATTTCTCCTCTGTTTTCCTGTTGCAATTCTCTGCATAGACAAGGTTCAGGGGTAAAGTCACTTGAATTGATGATATCAACCTCATATCCTTTTTGTACATATTTACACATATCTTTTTGCAATCCTGCATCAGAATAGCAGTAAGGCAGGACACATCCGGCAACAATGCTGCCACACTTACATCTGATAATTTGAGTTCTCCCAATTCTTTTCATTTTTATTAATTAAAAGGGCACGCCTTCATCGAGAAGTTAAAACGTCACTTAAAACTTTTATGGAAAAAGATGGAAGACGTGCCCGGATTTATATTACTTTTGTGGTGTCACTTAAAATTTTAATATCATGGAAATAAAAGATTTGGCAGGTCTTTCAGAGCCTCTCTGTAAACTTATTGACACTTTTCAAAATGGTTGCTCATTCTTATTCAAACCATTACAAATTAAACGGATTGCTTCTGTTTCATCTGAGGTAACCTCTATGGAAAACAATGTGGATTTAAAAAAACGATTAAAAGAAGCTTTACTTGAAGATACTATTAACGCAACACATTCCATCAGAGAAAAACGTCGATTTGAGAATGTAGCAAGCATTTATGCAAGTGCAGCCCAGGAACTCCAAATGATAGACCATGTTGATGACACTCCAGTTGATCCGGATTGGTGCGCTCGTTTTTTTGATTATTCCAAAGATGTTTCAAATGAAGATGCACAAATTATCTGGGCTAAAATATTAGCTGGAGAAATTGCACAACCAGGTAGCTTTTACAAAAGGACTTTATCTGTTTTAAGAGACATTGAGGCTTTTGAAGCTAAGTGGTTTGCAGATATGTGTCAATTTGTAATCTGCAATAGTATAGTAGAGATGTCTTTATTGAAATATTACCCGTATAGTCAAATTCAGTCGTTAATGGATTGTGGATTGTTGAACAGTGTTGCATGTGAATCAAGCTTAACAGAAAAGGCAACAGAGATCAATGGTAAAAGTCATTCACTAAAAATAATCTCCTCACAAATAGATTTAACCATGATACGCTTTCGTGATGTTTTTCGTTTAACAGATGCTGGCACACAACTTTACAATATTACCCAAGTTCAAACACATAAAAGCTACATGATAGGATTAAAGGAACAACTCGAAATAAAATATGGCTTAGTGTTAGAACTTGTTCAAATCTCGCAATGATCAATAAGGCAGATAACTTTGTGGTGTGTAATCCTTTCCACTTCCACTATAATCTCTTCATCTGAAACCATAGCCGGTTGCTTGGGATACTCCACTCTAAACCTGATAATGATAGTGGCATACAGCTTGAAAAAATACATCCATGAATAGCTGTATATCACTATCATTGGTCTGTTAAAACAAATTCCTTTCATCGTTTTATTGGTCTCACATCGAAATCAGACAAAACCAATTTGAAAGAAACATCATCATACTCTTTCACCAAATATGAGTAGATATACTCAACATGAAAATTGCCATCAGGACTTCTGCCTTCCATATGAAACTCGATATTATCATCAAGCTTTAGCATATCCGATTTCTTAAGAGCAATCTCGTTTTTCATCAGATGATAATAGGAAGTACAACCTCTGATTTCTCTAGCATCCACATTAAAGTTTTCAATGAGGAATCTTTCAAGACTCTCATTCTTAATTATTAAAACATTTGTCTCCATATTATTTATATTTAAAATGCTGCTAATTTAGAAGTGACGGGCGGATTTGAACCGCCGACCTCATGGGAACCATGCGCTCTGCCTGACTGAGCTACATCACCTGTTATATATCGTAAATTGAAATCCATGTTTCAACGGCCCTTACAGGTCTAGCTGATTATTTTTACAACGACACGAGTCTGACCCTTACTCACAGCATTATGTCGTTGGCAGATTATGCTTACTCCCGTAGTCCGGTTTGTGCAGGAGGAAATCTGCGAACTCCTAAATTCCAAGATGTCAAAGAACTCTTCTCTGTGTGTTCCCGGTCGCCCACCCAAGAGCATACCGGGTGGCGGTTGCCCGCCGGTGGTTTGGTTTGACTTCGGTGAGGTTACGGCTTCTGTACAAGAGAATCTTTCAAGATGCCTGCTGTAATTGCTATGGATTCAAGTGCAGCCTCAAGAACTTTGCATCTTTTTTCTGCCTCAGTCCAGAATTTTGCATTCTGGTCGCTTTGAAATTTCAGCTCCTTGTTTTGGGCTTCAAGTTCTTCAATTCGTTTTCTTAATTCTTCTTCCATGATGATTGATATTTGATTGGTATGATTGAATTATCTGGTTGCATATCCATTGGCCATGTCACCTGTCGGGTTGGCGTACAGGCTTTTCATCGTGAGCCCTGATTTTGGCAGGTGGGGCTTGATGTTCTGTGAGTAGTTATAGTCTTCCATGGCAAGAATGGCGTCTATCCAAGCTTGTCGTAAGGCTGATTTCAAAGTATATCCCTTATAAACTTTCATGAACGCCCATGCCCTCTGCATGATGGCTTTGCGGTTATATTTGCCATCCACAACTAACCTATAGTCGCGTTTTCTTGCGCAACTTTTATTACTATTCGATTGGATATGTGAACTATTATTCATATATTTGTTTATTGATTGATTGGTATTGCAAAGGTAATCCCGATTGGTATTATTTGCAAATGTTTTGTCTTTACAATAATCCCGATTGGTATTATTTAACTTTTGATTAACATAATATGATTGAAAGAATTAAAGAAATAATTGCCTATTCGGGATTATCGGATAGAGCTTTTGCTATTAAATGTGGTTTGGCACAAAATACACTTAATAGGCAATTGAATGGTGTTAGGGAACTCAGTTTGGCAACTGTAAATGCTATATTATCCACTTTTGAAGATATTTCCTCAGAATGGTTGTTGCGCGGGAAAGGAACTATGTTACTTTCGGATGTAGAGCATGAACGGAATATCATACCTGACTCTAACATGGAACGGATGAACCGACTTGTAGATACGATTGCGACTCTACAAGGTGCACTCAACGAGAAAGATAAAACAATAAAGTTGCTTGAAGAAAAGGTAAAGCGCTTGGAAACTGAATTGGCAATGGTTAAGAATGAATGGAAAGTTGGATAATATGCTTTCTTCTTCTTCTTTAAATTTATTACTAGAAAATGCAATAATATATATGGATGAACAATTAAACCTACTGAGTATAAAAGAAGGTTTGCCTGGAATGCATAAAGATTTATGCTCTCATTATTATTCAGCATGTATGACTACTTTACATCGTGCAGGTCATATAGTAAATGGAACTATTTTACATCTTGATGGTAATAGAAAAGGTAGTATACCTTTATATTGGGAAGATTATTTTGACGAAACAATTGATCGCTCGTGGAAAGAAATTAATTACTGTACCGATCATGCGGCAGTTTGTATGTCTTGTGTATTAGCTATTCATGAAACAGAATTTACAATTGTGGAACGTTCATGTAAAGGGGATGGCTTTGATTATTGGTTGGGATATAAAGAAGATCATTTATTTAATCACGCTGCAAGATTGGAAATATCAGGAATATTAAAAGAAAGTAGAACTAATACCATTGAAAAACGTTTAAAAGATAAGATGAAACAAACAGAACAGTCTGATGAAACTTGTCTTCCAGCTTATATATCTATAATTGAATTTGGAAAGCCTAAAGCACTATTTATAAAAAAGTAATTTGAGTACTATGGATATAAGGGAATTACATAACGAGGCTATGTATAAAGCGGAATTAGGAGATATACAGAAGTATCAAGGGAATTCTGAGTACGCAATAGATTTATATGCACAAGCGTATGAATTAGAAAAGAATGCGGCCTGTATTGCTTTAGAACATCATATGGGTGAACCAACAATTTCAATTCTTTTAAAGAGTGCAGCTTCTCTTGCTATGAGGTGTAGTTTAAATAGGGATGCAGAAAAACTTATAGGTTTAGCTCTTTCAGGAGAACCTCCAAGAGATATAGCGGAGGAACTTAGGAATATGTTGGAAACTGTTAATTTTCATCGCCATTTAGATTTGAGAGGAGTGATATTACAGGAAGATGAAGTACAATTAGTGATAGCAGGTAAAGGCGTAGGATATGGTTATGCTAAAAGTGATGATGTTTTAGACCGTGTAGATACATTTCAAAAATTAGCAATTAGAACAATAGAAAGAAAAGCCGGAAAGTCTTTTAGAAAAGCGGGGAAAATTCCCAATGAGCTTAAAGATGCTTGTCAACCATTTATAACTGTGCCTAGTGCTGCAAGTATGGCATTTAGAATGAAATTTGGTAGTGTTGAAAATATTACATTGAGTGGATTTGGTACATTCGAGAATGTTATTGAAGATATAAATGATAATATAGAATTAATTGCTAAAGGAGATATTGAGAGTTTAAAGCAGAATATATCAGATGAATCTTACTTTAATAATTTCATAGGTTTAACAAAGCAATTGGCTCCAGATGGAGATAGTGTTAATCTGTTTGGAATAACTTCTATATTAAAGGGAAAAGAAAGAAGAGTTGAGTTAACAAGCCCTAGAACCGAAATATCATTATTTATTAAAAACGCGGGAGTTGTTGTAGGTACTAATGAAAGTGATAAATTATCTGTTAATGCAGATAAAAATATTATTGGAGTTTTATCAGCAGCAGATAATCTTGGGAAAGTTAGAATTACGACTGCTAATGGAGAAAAGTACATAATTACAGTTCCAGATGGGCTTTCTGATATTGTAAAGACATATTGGGAGGAAGAAGTATCTGTTAAATATGTAATTGAAAAAAGAAGAAAAATACTAGTAGACATTGATGGAATATAATAAGCCCTCATTTCTGAGGGCTTTAAAGCATCCAGTTCAACATCACAATCATTCATCATCACAACTTGGACACTCTACATGCAATTACTAATGGTCAGATGAAAAGTTTGATTGGTAAATAAAAAAAATGAACGGTAAAATTGTGCGACAATTATAAGAATAATGGATTAATTTTTAACTTTTATGATATGAAAAGGCAGGATAGTACATAAATAATTACATTTCCGTGCTCTTGCCGGAAGGCAAAAAGCACTACTAATAACTTGTTGATATTTAAAAAGATAGGCTTAAAATTTGCAGACATGTCTAGTTTAGTTTTTGTGTTGTAAGTGCTCCCATCGTAAGCGAACGAATGGGAGCACGT